ACAGATGAGGATAACAACAGTGTTCCAGAAGAAACTAAAACTCTGGAGATTGAAGAGAACGACATACAAGACTTCACAGACACAGTAGAACTAGAAGCGGATAGATTAGCTAAAGCTCCAGTACATCGTTCCATCTCTCAAGACTGGGATGTTTTTTAAAGAGAAGCTAACAATATTAAACAGGAAATAAAATGGGAAGAGAACTAACAGAGAAACAGTTATGGTTACTGAAGATGATATTCGATGAGGAGATTACACCAGATGAGATACAAAGATATGCCAAAGATAATGCCACCAACATATCACACCGCCGAGACAAAAGAGGTGGACTACAATCCAGACTTGATAGACAGATTGCAGATGGAGAAATTAAAGCAGAGCCAGCCGTATTACAATGTGCTGAAGGAGAACGAATACAAGATGAACCCCTCCGAAGTAGAAGAAGTAAAGGGAAGTTTAAAAAGGATTGATGAGAAGTTTGATACACTCATCCAGAAGGTAGAAGAATGTAAGGTATTAACCGACAGCATTCATCAAAAAGTAAAAGAGATTATCTGGGGTATAGAAGTGAGCAGAAATGAAGAATAAAGATTGGCAATGTAAGGTATTATTGCAGAAAGATAATCACTTTATTGAGCATGTTCTAGAGGGTTATAGAGAAGGTAATGAAGAAGATAATATGATTAATTACCTAGACGGAATAGACGAAAGTGAAGCTAAATGGGAAAGAAAAGAGCTTTTATTAGAGGAAGCAAAAGAAATAATAGCTTTACTAAATCCGAGTAGTCAAAGAGTGTTGGCAAGTTACATTAAATGTGGTAAGTTTGACAGTATGGCCCACGATTTATCTTGTTCAACTTCAACAGCTTGGAAGAAGTTACAGAAAGTTTATAAAGAAATCGAGGAGATTAAAGATGGAAGAAGAAAACGATAAACCCTCTAGACATACGCATAGACAGAGAACCCTACGTAAATGTCGAAGAGCAGCTAAAGAAGATAATGCAGAAGCCCTATTAAAAAACTTCATGGAGCTTTGTCTGTTGGAAATAGAAGGCAATGAAAGGGTTACAGACGATAGATTAAAAGTAGTTAAGGGCGGTAAGTAATTGACACCTCAAGATTTCATATCAGCCCTTACAATCTATAATAAAGAGAAACAAAGGCTAACTTATTTTGATTTAAACTCCGCCCAGAATGAGTTGTTGGACTTGTTGTTGGAAGGACATAAAAGAATAATAGTTGTTAAAGCAAGACAGCTAGGTATCTCTACATTAGTTAGAGCATATCAATTCTGGCTATGGTATTCAGCATCGGAACCAGTTAAGTTAGGTGTAGTAGCTCATACAAGAGAAGCTGCTGATAACTTACATAACACAGACAAAACATTTTATAATAATCTACCAGCTAAGATTAAACCTCCTACAGATAAAGCTACTTCCAGAACCCTGCGTAAAAAGAATGGTGCAGAATTAAAAGCATTCACAGCAGGAGGACAAGGAGGAACAAGAAGCTATGTATTTACTCAAGCACATTTATCAGAGTTTCCTTTCTATGAAAATCCAGAAGAAGCCTTAGCTACAATTCTTGCTGCTGTTGGAGATGGAGGAATAGTTATAGAAAGTTCTCCTAATGTGGCAGGAGATTATTTTAATAAGCTAGTAGATGATGCTCTAGCTGGAAAGAATGAATGGAAAGTTTTATTCTTTCCTTGGACTTGTAATGAAGAATATCAGGACAAAGGTATTAACAGATTACAAAGATATTATGATGAAGAAAAATCCTTAATGTCTGAGGGATTAACTATTCCTCAAATCTCTTGGAGAAGAAAACAAATCTCTACACTAGGCTATGAGAAGTTTATTAGAGAATATCCTAGAACAATAGAAGAAGCATTCAAGGGAAGTAAAACTATTCCTTATTTCTGGAATGATAAGTGTGAAGAGATAAGGTCTTTATCTTTAGGAAGCAGAGAGAAAAGAAAATATAAACATCAGATAATTGATGGAGATAATTATACAATAGGAGTTGACATAGCTGCTGGAGTAGGTGGAGATTATTCAGCCTTTACTGTTATACACAATGCTACTATGCAACCTGTCTATCATTATCTCTCCAATACTTTAACACCTAGAACCTTTGCTCAAGAGTTATATGAAACAGCTTTAGATTATTCTAACCCACAAATTATTGTAGAAGCTAATTCTTATGGTGCCTCTGTTATAGAAGCCCTAGTAAGTTGGGGATATAAGAAGCTTTGGAAAGATAAAGATGGTAGATGGTTTACTACCACTATGTCAAACCGTAATCGTCTGTTCTCCAATTTTAAAGAAATAATAGAAGATGAAATTATAGTAGAGATAGATAAAGATTTACTGCATCAAATTAAAACTTGTTCTTGGATTGGAGATAGACCAGACCATCCTAAAGGAGAACATGATGATTTATTATTCTCTACTATGATTGCGTACTGGGCTTTAAAGGGTAAAGAAGTCTGGAGAGAAGAACGTGTTAATCCAATAGAAGAATGGAAAAAGAAAAAGAGAGCACAAGCTTTTGCTGGCATTCCATTAGCATTTAAGCCTGTCGGATATGAATACAAAAAAAAGAACTATTATTAGAGGGAACTTGTAGATGAAGATAAAAGATATTAAAAACATTCTTTCCTATCATAACTCTTATTGGGATAAGAAACGTGGAGAGATGAGAAGATACAAGGCAGCATACGAAACAAACTTCTGGGATGAACAGGGAGTTGTTGTTGGATGGAAAGATACTCAGCTACAAGTTCAAGTATCTGAAGGCTATGCTTTTATAGAAAGTTATATTGCTTCTCTCTATGCTAAACATCCTAACGTTGTATTAAAGACAGGCTTAGAGAATAAAGGTAATATAAAGAAAGCTCAGTTTATCTCTAATGAATTTCTTGAGCGGAGCCGTAGAGAGATTGAGAGTGCTTCTCGTATGGCTCTTATCTATACCCATTCATTTATTAAGTTGGTTCCAGTAGATAGTGAAAATCTCCTACAGAAAGTTCTACCTGTAGCAATTCCTCCTTGGGAAGTTGTTGTAGATTATGATGCTCCTCGTTGGGATTTGCAGAAGTATGTTGGACATATTTATTATCTTCCAGTACAGGAAGCAGATGAGAAGTTTGGTGCTAAAGATTGGACACCAATGTCTAAAATCTCTACTCTTTATTTTGAGAAAGAAAAGCTGGAAGACCATACAGAACCTTCTTCTACCTTTGAATACATAAAGATATTTGAATTGTATGATATGGTAGAAGACCGTTTAATCTTCTATTCTCCTAACTGGAAAGAAGATAAGATATTAATGGAAGAGAAGGTAGCTATTCCTTTCCGTACATGGGATGGAAAAGCTCAACCACCTATTGCTCCATTCTACTTTAATAGAATTCCAGATACTCCATTGGAAGGTTACTCTGCAATGAAGCGAGTATACGACCAAATCTTTGAGATGAATATTATCCGAAGCTTCCAAGCTAATGCTGTCCGTAAAGCTTCTCGTCAGTATCTTGTGAAGAAAGGTTCTCTTGATAGCGAACAGATGGCCCAGATTACCGCAGGTATTGATGGTATCTTTATTGAGATAGAGGATGAAAGTCTTGAAGGAATTGTTAAAGCTCTACCTCAAAATCCAACACCCCCAGAGTTGGAACAGTATTATCGTCAGGTTGTTGCTGATAAAGATAAGGGTTCTATTATGGCTCCCTTTACGAGAGGAGAAGCTACAAAGATTACAGCGGCAGAAACTGCTGCTCTTGCTGCTTATACGTCGTCTGAGATAGGAAGATTGGCTAGAGAGCGTGATGCTGTTATTGAGAACATGGTCAAGATTTATCTTTCTGTGTTGGGATTATATCTAACAGAAGGAATGAAACAGATTGTGTTTCTTGATGGAAAATTATCTGCTGTTACTCCAGAGGACTTAATGGGAGACTTCTCTGTTTACGCTGCTGACAGCTCTTCTACGCCCATCTCGGAAGCAATCAATAAAGGACAGCTCCTTGCCAACATACCTACCTTGGTGGAGCTTGGAGTGCCCAAAGAACTCATCCTTAATGAAGTGGTCCGTGTCTTAAATCTTCCAGAAACATTTAAGGCTGAAGCAATTAAAGATTTAATGACTAAACAAGAAGGAGCGGTTCCAGCAGCTACACCTCCACAGGTAGCACCCACTCCTCTAGGTGCCGTACAAAATCCTTCTGTTAAAAACATTTCTCCCCTACTACCAAATACTGGAGTTAGATAATGCCAATTTATGAATATATGTGTTACACCTGTAAGAAACAATCTGATAGATTAGTTAAATTTGAAAATAAAGAAGCTCAACATTGTTATGATTGTAATAGTAAATTAAAAGCATTAGTTACTGCTCCAGCAAAAACCGCTGGCAGATGGGGAGATACAGGTGGTGGGTTTGACCGTTCTCTTGGAAGACACTTTAATAACTCAATGGAAAAAGAAAAGTGGATTAAAGATAATGGATTAGTCTCTTCTTCCGACATAGGTGGCAAGGGAGCAGTAGACGATTTAGTTCACAAACAAATTGTTGATACAGATACTCACATAAAAGATGTGGCTACTTATGAAAGGATTAAAAAAGAAACAGGTTCTGTTGAAAGAGCCCTAGCTGAAACCTTCTCTGTCGATAATCTAAAAGGAAAAGGTTTATTGGATAGCGATATTAATTCTGGATTATAGAAAAATAAAACTTATTGTAGGAGACTAATAATGGCAAAAGAAGATTTAATGGCTTTATCTTCCCCAGAAGCTGAGGATGAATTAGCTGGCATGGAAGAGAAAGCAATGGAAGTGGCAGGAGAAATGGATGCCGAATATGACGAGGATATGGAAAGCGTAGCTCCAGAAGGTTCTTACGATAGCCGTTCTCTTAATGCTTTGATAGATAGTATTAATAAAATACTTCCTCTGTTTGACCCAAGCCTTCCACCAATTCCTCCAGTTGAAGGGGATGTTAAGGGCAAACTTCCAACAGAAATAGTCAAAGCTGTTTCTATGATTACCGCTGCTGCTTCTGATGCTATGCTTCCAGACTTGGTTCCAGCACTTGATGTATTGGTTGACAGCAGAGCTTTACAAATGGCTGCTGGTAAAATAATTCTTCTTTCTAAGAACCGTGACTTTCAAATGTTTTTAAAGTCAGCTCCTAAGATGGGAGAGAGCGAAGGAACCGAAGTAGAAGTTAAGGTTGAAACACCAGCTCCTGCTGAGGGAGATATGGATAATTTAATGATGAGTAGAATGAGCTAATGACCAACGACGTTAAAGCATCTACTCAGAGAATTGTTGGCAGACCTAAACCTGCCAAAGCCTATGGGTGCGGGCTTTATAAGAAAGCACTTAAAAAACTTAACAAATCAAAATAAGGAAATAAAATATGGACAATACCTCAACCCCAACTCCCGCAGGGAACAATGGGGTAGGAGAAGCATCAGCTACTTCTACACCTGTTTCTGTAGGAAATAGCCCTCAAGCTCAAACAAGAATGACTGCAATTAAAGCTTTAGAAGAAGCAAGAGCTAAAGCAGAAAGAGAAGATGAAAGAGTAGCTGAAGAAAATACCAAAGTAAAAGAAAGAGATATAACTGAAGTGTCAATTGACACAGCACCAGATTATGGTCTAAGCGAAACAAAAGGTTTAAATTACGCTAAGGTTTATGAAGACCTACCAGATGATGGTAAAAAGTTAATTGCAAATCTTCGTGCTGACTACACCAAGAAAACTCAGAGCCTATCAGAAGCTCGTAAACAATTAGATGCTGACCGCAAAGCAATGCTTGAAAGTGGTTTCTATGATAGGGTTTCCAAAGAAGCAGAAGGATTTACAGGAGAGCTAGACCCATTTAATCCAACTTCTATCGAAGCAAAGATACAAGCAGAAGTTGCTAAACGTATGAAAGAAATGATTGAGCCTCTTCGTCAAGAAGCTGAGCTAAACAAAAGACAAATTGCTTTAGAAAATTTTAAAAAAGAAAATCCAGACCTACAAGAATACAAAACAGACATAGCCAAATTACTAATGGCAGACAAAACTCTAACTTTAGAAAAAGCATATTGGATTGTAAAAGGTCAGAAGACCACAGAATATTCCCGTAAAACTGAGAGCGAATTAGCTGAATACAAGAAAGCTGCAAGAGACTATGGCCTTAAAGTGGGTGGTGCCAACAGAGGTACTGCTGGTAACATTCCAGACCACGTTAGACAGAAAGGTGCTGTTGCAATTTACGAATGGGTATCCGCTCAGAAGAAATAAGGAAAAATAAAAACTTAATATAGAAACCTCCTATTTATGGTTTGATAGGAATAAGTTTCTTACAAGGAACTCTAACAAGAGCACCCCAAAATAATAAACCGAACCTCAAATCAAGTTAATTAAACAAAATAATTTAGGAGAATAATAATATGGGTATATCAAATGACGTACTCTCCTCAACACTACGTATCGTAAAAGACCAAGAAGTAGACAACTTATTCAAGTCTACTCCACTTCTTGAGAAAATTCGCGAGAAAGGTGGTGTTGAAGAGGTAGACGGTGGTTCAACCATCGACCGTGCTCTCATCCTTGCAGAGCACTCTTCAATCTCTCAGCTCTCTACTGGCTATGAGCCTGTCTCACTAGCAGTAGCAGATGCAATGAGAAACGCTAGCTATAACTTCTGTAACTTCGTGGCTCCAGTAGTCATAACCAGAGTTGAGGAGCTAGCTAACAAAGGCGACAGAGCAATTGTAAAGATTGCAGAAGCTCGTCTTAAGTCCGTAATGGGCATGTTAAAAAGAGAATTTGAAAAACAGGCAATCGCAGGTTCTTCAACCATTCTTACCGATATGAGCACCCTTTGTGGTGACGCATCACCAACCTCAAATACAACTGGCTTCTTTGAAAATCAGGTCTTCGGTTCTGGCACCAATACTGTTGGTGGCATTTCCAAATCTGCTTTCCCAACTGCTTACCAAAATCAGAGAACAGATGCAGGTGGTTCACTTTCAATTGCAGATATGACTGACCTCTACATTCAGTGCCAAATCTACAGCCCAACATCAGCACCAAATCTTATCCTTGCTTCTGCAAACATGTATAAGGCTTACAAGCAGCTCCTCTTCGCACAGGAGTTCTACATGAAGGAAACTGTACTTGATGGTGGTCGTTTGGCTCTTGCCTTCAACGGCGCTATGATGTATGTTGACCCATTCCTTCCAGTAACTCTTATCAACCCATCTGGTGGAACTGAGCCACTTTCTGCTTACTACCTCAATACTGAATACCTCAAGCTTGTTGTTGACAAAGACGCAAACTTTGAGCTTTCAGACTTTGAGCACGTTAGCGGTTACGCTTCACGTTCTGCTCAGATAATGACCAGAGCACAGCTAGTAGTTGACCACCTTGCTTGCCAAGGTATTCTCGTAGACGGGGAGGCATAATAACATGGCTACATCATCTTTAATTCAATACCTAGAAGCTACTGACGCTGCTGGCACAACCCTTGGTCTAACTCCATCCAACCGCAGAGTAGAAGAAACCTTCATTGCTTCTTCCGCTATTACTGTTGGTCAGTGGGTTGCCCTCGACCTTACCACAACTCTCAGCGATGGGGACAAATCCCTTAAGGTTGCTCCTGCTGACGGTAACGGTGGCTCTGGTACTGGTATCACTTCACTCAACTCTGTTGTTGTGGGTGTCGCACTTACCGCAGCTGCTGCTGGTGATAAGGTTGAGGTTGTCACTCGCGGTATGTGCGAAGCCTCTGTTTCAGAAAGCGGTTCAGGTATCAACGTTGGCGATGCTCTACAGATTAGCAATACCGCTGGTACTGCTGTAATCACAACTGGCGCTCTTGTTCCAGTCTGTGGCTTCCTTGTAGATACTCTCGCTGCTGCCGCTGGTACAGCAATTCGTACTGTCTATGTTAAGGCCAACTGGTCTTAATTAGTTAGTTAGATAAAGAGGCCCCTCTTCCAGAAATGGTTGAGGGGCTTTTTCTTTGCCGAAAATAAAACACTTATTGTAGAGGGAACAATAGATGAACCTAAAGGAACTAATAAATCAAGTTGGTAATATCTTGGATTATAATCCAGATGTACCCGAATACCGAGAGGAAGTTCGTAATACACTAAATGATATTTATCAATCCATTTTTAGTGACCG